GTGGACAGAGCCGCACCGCTGGGGAATTACCGAACTTGAACGCTTCGCCAACCTCATCGAACAGCATTTGTCTTACGACGGCATTCACACATGCCATGCTGAGTGCCAGCGTCCTGCGTGTGTTGCGGTGCGTGAAGCAGTCAAGGCCGAACGAGAGGCGTGTGCGCAGTTGATAGAGAACTACGCTCTGCAATACGACGAGCCCGTCTGGGCACTTAAATTGACCGCAGCTATCCAATCCAGAGGTGAGAAATGAGCACTGAAGACCACGGCACCATCAAGTTCCTTGAGGGCGCACCAGACTACACAGAGATTTTCCGTATCTCACGTGACGGTATCTGGGCTCACCCTGATGCACCTATAAACGAAACTGCCAAGAAGGTTATAGAGGCGCTGGATTCCTACATTAAGGAGCTGGTGCAGAGAGCGGTAGAAGCCGAGCGTGAGGTATGTGCCGAGATGGTTGAAAGCATGAATGTGCAGCATCCGAAATACATAGCAGCAGCTATCCGAGCAAGAGGTGAGAAATGAACCAAAACGAAATCCTGAAGATCGCTGCCGAGGCCGGAGCGTTTTGGGAGCTATCGGAGACGCCAGAGAAAGATCTCGCCTTTCTGATGCGCTTTGCAGAGCGTGTTGCAGCCTACGAGCGTGATCGGTGCATCTTAACGCTTGAGCGTTTGTACGAGCGGTCTGGTGAACAGTACAAGCAATACCTGCACGCAGCCAACGTGCTAAAGGGGGAGGTATGACTCCGGGACCGTGGAAGATTGATATGACAACCATGTTTGACTGTGGATATTCGAGAGCTTCAGCAGCTATCGTCGGAGCAAATGGAGCGCCTGTGGTGCTGTTTGATCCGTCCGAAGGTGAGTACAAGCAAGCTCTTGATCCAGATTCGGCAGACGCCCGCCTGATTTCAGCCGCGCCGGATTTGTTGGAGGCGCTAATGATGGCTGTGAGCGCACTTGAGCGATCAGATTACATCCAAATGGATGGCGATAGCTTTGATGTTATCGAGGTTTCCCGCGAAGCTATCGCAAAAGCACGAGGTGAGAAATGAACAATGGAGGTCCAGCGTTCCCAACGGGCACGGCTTATCAAGGTATGTCACTGCGCGACTACTTTGCAGCACGGGCTATGCAAACGCTCCTAGGTTGGGATGATGATCACGCCAACTGGCGAACCTACGCAGAGTATGCATATCAGATGGCAGACGCCATGCTGGAAGCGAGGAAGAAATGACAGAAGCCTTTTTAATCGGCTGGGCCGTGGGCATTCTTACTGGCTACGTCGCATGGGCACCTGAAACAAGGTTCAAACAAAACTTCGTTGACGGTCTGACACTGAGGTTTTTGTGGAGGAAAAAATGAGCATCGCAGTTATGAAGCAGGCGCTGGAGGCGTTGGAGCAGATCAACCAACTTAGCATTGGCGAGAACGCCATCGCTCTGCCAGGTGAGATCGACGCAGCGATGGACAACCTCCGCGCTGCCATTGAGCAGCCTCTCAAGATCGACCCAGCCGATTGCCATATCCGTGTTGGAGAGGTCTCAGAGCCAATCTCTGTTGGCGGCAAAGAACCCTACGACCAGACCTCACTCGAACTGTGCGAAAAGTGCGGCTGGAGAGCGATGATCCCCGGTGATGGTTGTTTGGTCTGTGCGCGGCAGAAGGCGAAGCGCGAATGGGTCGAACTGACGGACGACGAAGCGCGTGCTCTAGTTAATCGAGCGACTTTCGGCGACAAAACAAACTGGCAGGCGCTCGTTTACATGGTCGATGCAAAGCTAAAGGAGAAGAACACATGAAACCCGTCCTCTGGATCCACAAGGCCAGCGGCAGGATCCGTTTTGACGGAGAAAACCTTCCCGAATCCTGGATCCCGCTCTTTGCCAAAGAAGACCTCGAGCTCACGCCGACCACGGCCCACGCGCCCATGGAACTGCCGGACAGGACACGACGCATCTGGGACTACATCAAAGACAGAAAACGCCCCTTCCAGGCCCGCGACGTCGCCGAACACTTTGCCATCTCCACCAACACCGCCGCCAACCACCTCTCTACCCTCCACCTCGTAGGCGCACTCTCCCGCACCCGCAAGACAAAAAATATCCTCTGGGAGGTGATGTACAAGGAACCCAAAGAACACAGAGAAAGGCCCCGGCCAAAACAAGAGACTGCCGAGGCCACCCCACACCGACCACGGCCCACGCCAGTCACCAGCTACCCCCACGCCCGTGGCTACGACGATTGACAGGAGACTGAAATGCTGCGCCCCGCACTGAATTCGACAGAGGATCCCCCTTCACGGACCACGGACCAGGAACTCCTCGAATACATCAACGCCCTCCGACGACGGATCGAGGTCCAAAATATCCAGATGGAGGCGCTCGCAGTTGAAGTAAGATCGCTCCAGATCAAAGCAAAAGAACAGGAGGATTTCATCGACCGCCTATCGCTGGATCTCGCTCTCTACAATAAAGGGCCTGTCAACGGAGCTTCATCATGAACCAGAATGTGCTATCAGGATTGAAGGATTTGCTCGGTATACCTGCCCAAGATAAGTATGTTCACCTTGTCACCTTGACCATCAACGGCGTGAAACATCTCTACTTGGGTCCCGTTTTGCCAGAACTGTTCGAACGAGGCTGCGACGTCGAGATCTCTGCCATCGAGTTTGGTGATCTGCTTGAGGTCGAACACGCGATCCGCCTCCTACAAGGGAAATACCTTGAGGGGGAGAATGTCAACTGAGGGTGAGGTTCTTGTGGGTCGGGAAGCGGGGCTCGGGTGTTGTAGGCATCCGGGCCCCGCGCGTTTTGGAGGGTTCGAGGACCACGGATCAAGGGCCACGGGCAAAAAACGCCAAAACAGTAGAAATCTGGCTACTATCGTGTTTTTGTTTTGAAAATTTTTAAAAAATGACGTAATGCCGTAATGGACGTAATGAATCAATAAAATCAAGGGGTTAGAGCAATACGTTTCATTACAGTAGGTAAAGTGGTGAAATTCTTCTGGGGATCGCGCGCGCGCAGGTAGTTGAAAAAAGAAATATTTTTTTCTGGAAAAAGTTCTTCTTTTTTGGGCTTTTGTCTTGAGGTAGGATACAGCCCTGCCCTGGCAATCCTGCCTGGGTTGCCATAGAGGAGAAAGGTGATGTTCGAGATCGAGAAGGGTGTACCGCTGCCCGAGGGCCGACAGTCTGGGTCTGTTTATCCGTTCCGGTTCATGGAGGTCGGTGACAGCTTTGTTGTGTCCGAAGAGGACAGGCTGAAGAACGCACGTGCGGCTGCGTACTCCTACGGTAAACGTAGTGGCCATAGGTTCGCCTGTCGGCGGGTAGGTAATGGCTGGCGCTTCTGGCGTGTTAGCTGATTGCTGAGTAGGGAGGCCGGTGATGTCGTCAAAGGATAATCAGTTCATGCGAGGCAAGAAGTTAGGTCGCCGAGATGAGCGTACTGAAGAGCGCATCAACCGGCCTGTCACAGTTGTCAAACCCAAGGTACTGAGCCCGCAGGAATGGAAGTTTGTCGAGGAGTTTGTTGCTGGAGAGGGCCACGTTACCCTGAGGGAAGCGGCTTTGCGTGCGGGGTACAGCGAGAGCTGGGTAAGGACCAAGGCCCGGGAGCTGACCGACCCGGACAAATGCCCTCACGTTGTGGCAGCGATCCAAGAGCGCCGGCGCGAACTGGGCGAGAAATACGCGACGACGTATGAGCGGCACATGCGTGACCTTCAGATCATTCGAGACCAAGCACTGGCTGCGGGAGCGTACGGTGCGGCCGTCCAAGCTGAGTACAGGCGCGGCCAGGCGCTTGGCACGATCTACATTGACCGCAAGGAGATCAGGCACGGCACGATCGACTCCATGAGCAAGGAGGAGGTCATGCGAAAGCTTGAGGAGATCAAGAAGCTTTACGGCGGCGGCAACGGCGGGCCGATCATCGACATCACGCCCGATCAGGTACGGGAAAGCGCTGATGTCCGAGAGCTGCCGGATGCTGATCCGGTTGAAGATGACACCGAAGACCCTCAGGAGGCCCCAGAAGCGCCTGAAAGCGAAGGAGAAGGGGAAGATGCCAGCGAAGCCAGAAAGCGCCCTGTATCGGCGGCTGAGAGACAACCTCTCAGCGTCCGACTGCCATTTAACCCGAATCGAAAGTAGGGTAGGGCTCGGTATCCCTGACTGCTTGGTCGCGTTCAAGCGATCGGGCGAATTTGTGATGGTCGAGTTGAAGGTCGTCAAGCGGGGGTTCCAAGTGAACCTATCCCCGCATCAGGTCGCCTTTCACTTGAAGCATGCGGACATGCGGTGCCCGACCTTCATCGTGGTGCAGTACTCGCCGGCAGGTAAGACAGCGGCAGGCGAATTGCTGATTTATCGTGGGGATCAGGTGATGGACGTGCATAAGCTAGGCGTGAAGGCTGAACCGCTGGCCCGTTGGCTGTGGCTGGGGGTCCAGTGGCAGATGGTTAAGCAGGTGCTGTTGACAGGCGAGTCGGTGGACGATTAAAGTTGTCGGTTCGGGCAGCGGTGCCCGGGTTAGAAAGGAGAAAGGCAGGATGAGGGCAGATAACTCGAGGCGGGGCGCATAGTGGCGCGCCGTGCAAAGCGGCGTATACCTGCGCCTTTTGTGCCGCTTACCGTGTCCGACGTTGAAAGGCAAAGAGCGGCCGACGAGGATCGTCGGCGCGCTAATATGGGGTCAATCCGACGCACAGGCGTGCGGCTCGCGCTCTTCGCATTGCTGCATGTACTGTTCAATTCTGGGCAATAAAAAGCGCGCCTGGCGGCGCGCTTGAATTATTCCGAACCAAGGTTTTAAAGCTAAGGCAAACCCCACTGTGCCGCCATGGCGTCTGCTATGCCTTGGTACGTGGCGCTACGGACTTTCCAACGATCGGCACTCGGCCCCAGTCGGTTCTGCCCAGAATCGGTCTGATTTCCCCAGCGCTTTCGGCCGCTAATGATGCGCGGTTCGATGATGCTGGTCGGT